TACACTGAAATCTATGTATCCATCGTCCACCATATCAGCTAATTGTGTAGGCATATTATATGGGTCCATTTTTATAGAACCATCATAAGCTAAAGCATCTTGTATATTTGCAATCATCATACGTACCATTGGTCGTACTGTGGTTGCTGACATTATACGAGCTAATCCACCTAATCGTTGTGAGCCTAACTGTGTTAGGCGAGCAATCTCTGTAGCTGTTCTAACTTCACCAGTAGGCATACCTTGTTGTGCATCTGATGCAGCAGACAGTCTTTGTTTTAGTTCACCTAGTTGACCAATATCATTCCAATGACCTCTAGTAACATCTGGTACTTGTGCTATGAAAACACCATCGCCTGGTTTTGTACCAGGTAATGTACGCACAATACCATAAGGATTTCTATCTACTAAATCAGGAACTGATACTTGTGTAGGATCAACAAATATTAAATTGTTTAGTGCTGCCTGTACGTTATCGATACGTGATCTTAACAACCACGTAGCGATATCATGTAGGGGTAACAATATATCGTACAGGCTTTGTCCATAAGTTTTATGTGAATCTTGAAACAATCCACCAAAAGCAAATGGTAACTGTTGACCATAAGGGTTAAGTTGAAATCTTATACATACTTGTTCATCAAGTATAGCAACAACTAAATATATAGTTTCTATTGATGGTATATTTATTTCTGCACCAGATAATTTTATCCATGCTTCATCTACCATTCTTGCATCTCCTAATGTGAAGAATGCTCCTTGTGTTGCATTGTTTTTTTGTAATGACTCTGCTGGATCTATAGATAAACCTCTACCTTTTTCTTGTTGGAATCTATGTGCATTCCAAGAATTTTTCATTGGTGATATAGTTCGTAGTCCAGGAAACATTTTTAATTTAGGATATAATCCAGATTGTACCAACGCATTGTATGACTGGAAGTCTGAACATACTACATATTGCATGTTTTCCCAATCACCCCATTGTACACGAGGATCTGGAAATACACGTCTTGGATCGAAGTTAACTATTTTTGATTGATTGTATTTACTATCCCAAACTATTTTTGTTGGTGCAAAACCATATCGTACAGAGTCCAAAAGCATTTGTGCCATTCTTGCTTCACCTGCTGTACGTCTCATGTGTTGATGTAAAACTCTTTCTAATACTGCAGCTACTTTTCTTGACTTACGATTTAATCCTTCCAACATAAACATTGGATTACGACCAGCTAATGCTGACATCAAATATGTCGTAACTGTGTCAGCTACTGCACGAGTATCTGCTATAACTGCTTTTTCTCTAAACTTTGTTGATGAAGGTTTGACATAAACATCGTGTGCCATGTCAGCTTCTCTCCAGTGATCATACCTATTTTTGATTTTGTCATGAGACATGTCAACCATAGCTTTGACATACTGTACTATCTTGCTTTCTTCTTCATCACTTAAATCAGCAGATATATCTTCGTAGTTTTGTAGTTTATTTATATGTCTAGATAAATCTACAACTACATTAGATTCAGAATCAATTTTGATGTCTCGGTAATTACCACCGATATAATTATTTGCTACCATAAAACTCCAAGAGTATTGTTACACATAGAAGAAAATCTATAAGTATGTCGTCCCTATTCTCCCCATCCATGCCAATCAGTTTTACCTAATTCAGATTGTAATGATCCATGAGATGTGATTGGTAACGTCTCTAATTCACCAGCATTGAATGACATACGTGATAGTTTATCTAAAGCTATTGTTAATGCATCTATCTGGTCATCATGTGAACCATTAGGAAATCCAACAGATTCCTCTAAAAAATCATCTAACCAATTAGCCGTCTTCTTTAGAAATACTCTACCACCTTCTATTAAGTCTGTGATTGCTGCTACACGAGATACTTTATCTACAGATACTTTATACGGTATAACTGCTAAACCAGATTGATTTTTTAATTCTTGTATAAGTGATTGTCCCGATGCTTTGTCTTCTATATGTATACCTCGTAAACCTTTACCACGCCATTTAGTATTCATATTTATTAGTATTCTTTTTAGTTCAGGAAAATCCCATCTACCTCTTTTTATATCTATAATATAAATATCTCCTTGATTATCTAAACCAGCTACAACGGCTACAGAAAAATCTGCTGTTGTTGTTTTCTTAAATGCTGTGTCACAAGCTATAATTATTGTTGGAAACTTTTCTATATCTATGTCTTCTGGATTATAATATTTCCACCATTCTGTTTTTATCATGTTACCACCTTTGATATATGGTGACTGTTGATAGAGTGCAGCAAACTCACGTGGATTTAATTTTTCCATTTTACGTAAATCTTCCATAGGAAATCTTTCTTCCCATAATGGTTTTTCTTTTTTTACTTTTATATATCTTTTGTATCTAGATACTTTGCTTAGTGGTAAGTGTGCATACTCTGGATTACGTACTTCATCTTTAGATTCTTTTTCTATGATAGCAGGAAAGTTTACATGCTCCCATTCATGCCAATCTTCTTGTTGTTGTATTCTTCCACATAAATCATCAGGATGCCATCTAGTAGCTATACATATAACAGCTGGCTGCTGATCATCTAATGGTTGTAAACGAGTCAACAATGAGGCAACATAATAATCCCATACTTTATTTCTTTGTATTGCTGAGTCTGCATCTTCACGTGATTTGATTGGGTCATCAATGATAAGTAAGTTTGCACGTCTACCAGTAGTTGTACCACCTAAACCAATAGAATAGTAAACACCACCTTGCGTTGTACCCCAATGATCAACTGCACGAGAATCAGCAGATAATTCTAAATTACTAAATGCTTGAGATGTGTTAGGATCTTTTGCATATTGTCTTACTTGTCTACCAAAAGTCATAGATAACTCTGAGTTATAAGTAACACACATGACTGCACGTTCAGGATTTCTACCAACATAATATACAGGAAACAAACATGAAGCTAAGAATGATTTACCATGACGAGGTGGCATGTTTATCATCAGTCTTTTTATTTTGCCTTGTTCAACAGCATCTAGTTTGTTTATCAAGTCAATCTGAAAACTAGCCAGATTAAATTTTGGATGATGTAGCTTTACAAATCCAGCAAATGTTTCTTCTGCATTTCTAAGAGACAACAATCTCTTAGCTGCTTCTTGTTTCGTTATCACGATATTCCTAATTGTTTTTTATAATATTCTAACTTTTTTAATTCTTCTTTTAACTTGCTTTTTTCTTTAGGATTTTTCAATTCTTCTGCCATTATTTTAAATACTCTTTCAATAATTGCACGTTGTCTTTTTTCTGGATCAGATATCGCAGATAAATCTAAAGACTGTATAGCTTTTGCAAAAACTTCTGGGCTTATTTTTGCAGGTTTAAATTTATTTTGTACATTAGTTACTGACATTATGTGTCTCCTTTCCAATACAGACATTCTCAGTTTTGCAGAATTTTATGTGAGTGCCGAACAGCAACGTGGCACTTGCACAAGGCGGGTTGGGTACCACGCCCCCCCATGTTTTGCAGCATCGACCTTTACACACAAAAACCATAGGTTTTTGTTGTAAATGCTAGGGTTTTTGTACATGGATACAACCTTTTTAAGGTTGTATACAAGCATTGCAAAAGTTTCGGCTCTTGCTTTGCAAGAGGTAAAAATACGGCTCTCACACATGAAAACGCTGTCATTACAACGCTTATAGCGTTGGGAGTGGTGTTCTGTCTACACACATGCAGACACGCAGAGGCACACGATAAAGGCTGGAAACCCTTAGCTATTTTAGTGATTATACGAAGTATAATCACAAAATAGCTAGGAACTGTCGGAGTGGGAGATTTTTTGCTGTCATTTCACGCAATTCACACGCTGACACGCTAGGTTTTGCCGATTTTTTATAGGTTTTTAACCCTTATGAAATAAGGGTTTAAAAAACCTTAATCCAACTGCTGTGATGAAAATTGGAACTTGTTCCAAGCCCGTTTGTGTGGCTTGAAACTACAGTTTCAAGACGGAAAACAGCAAGGAGTTTTTATGACTTACACAACTACAAACGTAACTGTTAATTTTATTAACAGTTCAGGCAACGCAGTTGCTACTGCTTCAAGACCACTTCGTGTCTTGCCAAATGGCAAGGACTTCGGAGTTGTTCGTAAAGGCAAGGTATTGCCTTTCCTTCCGACTGGCACTAACGAAGGTAGTGCTGTTGTTGGTGGCGACAGTTTTACTGTCGACCAGTGTCGTGCCGCAAAGATGTCTGACCTTGGTCTAAAGACCAAGTCAGAGGTTAAGGCGAGTAAGCCAAAGGCTACTCGTACTGTGGCACAGCAAGAGGCAACAGTCAACATGTTGACTGCCAAGCTTCAAGCGAAGCCTACGCCTGCTGTCAAGAAGGCACACGCTACTGCTACGAACAACCTTGCTAGACTAAAGTCTAGCGAGGCTGACCAACCACAGCTTGATCTTTCGTCTATGACGAAAGAGCAACTTGTGTCTATCCTAGCAAAGCTAGGGTAGTTTCACTCATAGGGTAGTCGTTGTGACTACCCTTTCACATGGGAGGCTATATGCGTTCAACTGTGTGAGAGTTCTGGGAAGTCATTGGCTTAACCAATGGCTAGATACCGATCGCTTTCGGTTGAGATACTCTCACACAGGAACAACAAGCGAGGTTTTATGATTAGATTTATATGCATACTTATGACAACGGCATCTGCGTTTGCTACATTTCTTGCGTACAAGGAGTGGTGGATACATGGAGATTTACTAGGCGTAGCAATAGGCATGACAATCATGACTATGATTGGTATATACACAACGATACTTGGAGATCACAATGAAATGTAAACAATGTTCAACACAATACACACCACACAGATTCAAGGGTGATGTGGCAGGCGACCAACTACAAGAGCATTGTTTACAATGTTCACTCAAACTCATGCGTACTGCAAGGAAGTACAACATGGATACTATGTTCACACGTATGAAAAACAAACCAGAACTACCAGAAGGTACACGTAAGGAACGACAACTCACTATGCAAGCACACAAGGATAGGATTCGAAAGAACGCCTACCTCATGCGTATGGCTGAGAAACAAATCGAACTTATCTCTTATGAGATAAATCACACATAGACACAAGACTTCAAAACTCACTAGATATTTTACACTTTTTCTAAAAGAAAAAGTGAAAATATCTGTGATGTTGCAAAAGGCAACGACAATCAACGACAACAATCGGAGTATATCTTATGGAAAAAACACATAAGTTGTATCAACGACTTCGCAAAGCATTATCAAAATCGTTTGATGATATGCGATATGACTTGAGAAAGTTAGCAAACGAGGTTGTTGAGACAGACGTATCACTTGCTTCGCATGGTGATGCATTGAAGGAGATACAAGATAATCCTTCTATGCTTGTAGACAATTACAGTGGTGTAAAGTTTACATGGGCATGGATAAGGGACAGACTACACACAGACGCATTGATTTTTCTTTGTGATTTTGGTGGAGGAGTATCTGGTGGCTTATCTGCTAGCGACAGATTTGAAAACATAATGAACTGTATTGCTTATCCAAAGCGTTCAAGATTGAACGCAAAGAGTAGGCATGGATATGACTTGGGTGTGCCACACACTGCAAGCAAAAGGATAGAAGATTTTAAGTCGGAACTTCTATCGGATAAATCAACGACTAAACAAGGAGAAAGTATGCAAGAAGAACGTAGACGTTCAACACTTGATTTGACACTTGAAGAATTGATGGCTGTATTTGATACAGTCATGTCTCATTGTGTATCCAAGCAGGTAGGTATCTGTGAAGAATCATTTGTTGCAGATGTAATGAAAGCCTTTGCCTCATGTTATGAGGAAGAGAATAGACTTATAGGTTTACAAGCATTGGTAAAGTCAAAACTTACAGAAGGTAAGATACCTGACTATACAAATGAGATACCTTGTGAGCCAGAACTTGATGAGTTTGTGCAAGCTATACTACATACACTTGGTGTTGAATATTCTTATGACAAGCAACTTGTCAAGGAAGCAACGACATCAAGCATTGGTATATCAAAGCAACAGCAACAGATGGTTGACCAACTCATGCAATCCATTGGAGCAAGCACAACCATTGAAGAAATGTTTGCTGAAACTAAACAAGCAGCGGCACATGTTGTGGAAAAAGACGAGGAGATTGCTGAACTAAAGAAGAAGTTGAGCAAGGCACAGCAAGTGAAAGCAACGCCTGCATTTCCTACAGCAATCGTAGCTAAAACTTCAGATGCTACCCCAGCTGGAGAAACAACAAACCCAGACGACATTGAGTGTGAAATCGTAAAACAGAGTGCAATGGACATCTTCAAGTCGCCAGATGGAAAGAAGATAAAGGCATTTGATTACGAAGTACCTGTGTTGAAATGGAAGAAACCTAATACAGATGTACCTGAGATTGATCCGAACTATGTATTTCGTGGCAATCTACTAGCAGATGTATTGTATTGTATCTTACATAATCAAAAGGGTTTTCTATCTGGTCATACAGGAACAGGTAAGACAACACTTATTGAGCAAGTGTGTGCAAGACTTGGATATCCTTTCAAACGTGTGAACTTTGACAGTGAGATTACAAGATTGGACTTGGTTGGTAGAGAAGTATTACACAATGAGGGTGGCAACACAGTATCCAAATTCATTGATGGTATTATTCCTCAAGCTGTAAGACAAGCATGTGTGCTGTGCCTGGACGAGATAGATTTTGTTAGACCAGACGTTGCATATGTATTGCAACGAGCATTGGAGAACAAAGGATTTACTGTGCTTGAAGATGGAGATAGATTCATAGAGCCAAATCCATTATTCAGAATCTTTGCTACTGCAAACACTAGAGGTCAAGGTGATGAGACAGGATCATACCAAGGGGCAAGACATCAATCACTTGCTTTCCTAGATAGATTCAATGTGTTTACTCATGTACCTTATCTTTCAGAAGATCAAGAGGGTGGATTACTTATTCGTGCTAATCCTACACTTGATGAAGAGTTGGCTAAACAGTTGGTCAAGTTTGCTCAAGAGGTAAGAGAAGCATTTAGAAATGGTACAATATATATGACAGTATCCGTTAGAGGTTTGTTGTCATGTGCAAGTATGATTACATACTTCATGCCACTCTTTGAAAACAATCTGAACTACACACTTTCATTTGCGATTACAAAATCAATACTGAATAGGTGTAATGCTCAAGACTTTCAGAACATATCTGAAATTGCTCAACGTGTATTCGACACGAAGGGTGGTCAACCACTTAAATTCAAATACGAGGATTAATTATGGTAAAAACTCACGTCTTTGAGCAGTCGTGCATCGCTGCTGCAAAAACTTTTGGTAGGAAACACAACATAAGTGTTGTGTTTCGTGGAACAGATGCAAAGACTGACGGCACTACGATACAGTTGCCTGCGTTGGATCAAACAAAAGAACTTACTGAAAGACAAGTGTCTATTGGTAGAGGATATGTTGACCATGAAGCAGGACATATCAAACACACCGACAGAAAAGTATGGGTAAACGCAATCAAACAAGCAGTTGATTGTGGAGATACACAACTACCTGCACTTATGAACGCATTGGAAGATGTAAGAATAGAACGTCTTATCAATGACGAGTATGCTGGTAGTAAATACAATCTTCAAACAACAGCACAAGCAGTCAATGGTGGTTATCTCAAGATGTATGAGAATGACAATACTATTGCTGACGACATCACAAAGGTTGGTGCTGTTGCTGTGACATGGGAAGGCAGACAACGACTTGGATACAATTCAGACAACGACAAATGTCTTGATACTTTGCCAAAGCAGATACGAGACAAGGTTGAGAACTGGGTTGATATGGTTGATGGTATGCGTGATACGAAAGACATGGTCACTTGTGCAATTAGTATTGCTAACATGATTCGTAAAGAGAAAGGCGAAGAAGAATTACCCAAGAAGATTGCTGATGCTATGATATCTGGAACTGATTTGGGTATGGGAGAAACCATCAAAGATTCCGAATCTGGTACAAAATCAGACGGCAATGAAGCTTCTGAACACAACAGTGATTTTAAGAATCATGAAGGAAAGCATGCCTCAAGTATCAACAAGAGTGGTATGTCAGATGATCCAATAGATCCATCACTTGATATACAGAAGGAACTTGGTGTCAAGGAGTGGACTGGTAGTGTTGATTACGACATCAACAAGTTTACTGTTCAAGCAAAATCATCAGACAAGATACATCATGCTACAGATAGGAAAGGTAAGTACAAGAATTACTATGGTGATGATGAAACTTATGGACTTACTATGGCACTTGATGGTGGTGATGAGAAATACAAAAAGGTATTCAACATGCTTGGTAATCAGATGGGTGTCATGAGACGTAAGCTTGAGAGAGCATTGATGAGCCAACAAATGAGAGGTTGGGAAAGTGGACATGAGGTTGGTAGACTAGACAGTAAAAGACTTGTCGGAGCATACCAAGGTATACCAAATGTTTACAAGATAAGAGAAGATGTCAAGGAACTTGATACTGCTGTGTCTGTTGTTGTTGATCACTCTGGAAGTATGAGTGGTGACAAGATGAGATTGGCTATGCAATCATGTATCGCTTTGTGTGAATCAATACACAAGTGTGGTTGTAGTCTTGAGATACTTGGGTTTGCTACTGGCTCAAACTACAATGAACAAGACTATGATGCAGTTGGTTATGGTCGTAGAGAATATGGCAGAACACAACCAATAGATACTTATGTTTACAAATCATTTGATGACCGAATGAATGACGCAAGACGACCACTTGGTAATATGCTTCGTGTTGCTAGTAATCATGGTAGCTGTAATGCAGATGGTTGTTCAGTGCTTGTTGCTACCGAGAGATTACTTGAAAGACCAGAAAGAAGAAAGGTTATGATCGTATTGTCTGATGGTTATCCTCAACATCATGGTCACTCAACAGAATCAAGCAACATATGGCTTCGTGATGTTATTGATTATGCAATCAAGAAAGGTATCGACATCATGGGTATCGGTATCAATTCAAATGCTGTTAAAAGATTTTACCCAGACTATGTAGTCGTGCAAGATATCAATGAGTTGTCAAAGACAGTCATGGATAAGCTAGCTAAAAGATTACTTGGAGAAAGATTTGTAATTGACAATGCTGATTTGATCAAAGGTAATGCGAGAGCAGTAAGATGAAACAGTATAGGCACTTTACAATACCTCTTTCTTGGACAGTGGAACATGGCAACATGAGTCCGAGATTTTGGAGAGAGGTAATGCTTATTGCAGATGAGTTGCAGATAAGCAAAAACAACAAGAAACTTATAGGAGTAATTATATATGTCCTCAAAAGAAAAACTAAATCCAATAGTGGTATCAAAGGAAAGACCAATATTTAATTGGTCTGAATTTCCTATTGGTACACACGCAAAACTATACAGTGGTAGAGTTGTAAAGCTACTGAAAATTTCAGGAGATGATGCCTTGTGGGGTTATGGTAGACAATCAAGAACGTGGTCTTACAAATGTAAGGTCAATGGTTGGTATAGACCAGACGTGAAAGATGATGAAGATATCAACCCACAAACTGTATGTTTTCCTCGTATGAAAACTACAGAAATAAATATGCTAGGTGTACCTGTTGGTACTCTATGCTTTACAAGTGATAACCAACTGTATCAATTCACTGAATTTCATGTTGATAAAACTGAAGATGAAGAAATGAATCAGATGAAGATGAAGTGGCAACTTGTTAGTCTACAACATGAGGAGAAAGACCTTGTTGATGGACAACTACGTAATCCAAAAGCTGATGGTAGAGAAGAGGTATTCTCTAAACAAGGTTTCGGATATGGACAATCATATAGAGAGCAAAGAAGTTATGGCGATCTGTATTACGAAAAGGTAATCTTTCCATTGTGGGAAGAGGACAGAAAAATAATAGACAAGGATAGAATCGAACAAGAGCAAACTTTTGAACGATTAGATTCTATGTTTGACTTTGCATAGGGGGAAACATGTCAGACAAAACTAAAGATATAGAAGATACTATTGCAGATTCTCAACTCAACAAACTTATGGGTAATGAGGAGAAGCAAAGTGATGATGGTTGGTCGACACAGCAAGACGACTTGTGGGAAGATGGACTAGGTGGATTCTTATACAACGAGAACGAGATTGTAGAAGATGATTACTTACCTTCATACAAGATGAAGCCTGCTAAAAACAAGAAGAAGGTTGCACGACCAAGACCAACAGTATCAAGTCATGATGAAACCATAACTGATATTGTTGATGAAGTATTTGATAACATCATAGAGAGTTTTGATGTTCGTCAGATAGTTATAAACAGTAGTGATTATCGTGGGCTGCGTAAATGGATTCGAGATTGTGTCAAGGATTCTGTCGTCTTTGATCCCGACAAATCACACTACACAAAAACAAGAGAGGTTATAAATGAGTAGTAAATTATTC